CTACGCTGCTGATCACGAGCTGCGAGTTACATGCAGAATCAAGTGCCGTATAGTCAAACTCTCGACGAAAGATTGGATGGCGATTGCGATCCAGAGTACCGCTAGTGACAATTGAGGTGGGCTAATGCCCAACTACTGTCCAAACTGTGGGGAATCCCTCTCTTCCTCCAGCACGAAGAAGGGCGAGACTCGCAAGACAGCCAGGAGAGCATACGAGCCACTCAAGAAGAAGCGGAAGGCGAGCGCGTACAACAAGCGATACGCCAGGGAATACAAGCGCCTGAAGAAGAAGCATCCACGCACTTCCTTCGCTGGACTAGCGAAGAAGGCCCACAAAGCAGCAAGGAGGAAGTAAGGTGGCTAAAGCGAAAGCGCAGGAACGTCTACTAAGGAAGTTCATCTCTCCTGTCCTCGTCGAGTTCGATCTCTCAACGGCGTTCAATGTCATCGGTGATGGCTGGGAAGCGGTCACCGCTGAAGATACAGAAGGGAACCCCACCTACTGGGCGGTGTTCCGCAGTTGGTTCGATCTCTCTGGAGTAGCAGAGACCCAGTCCACTCTATTCACTGTCGGGCCTATGTTCCAGGAAGGATGCGATTGGAACTACATCACCACCCTGCCCACAGGTGCGCTTCAGGTATGGGACCTTCTGACTCAGGAATACATCACCAATGAAACGTTTGATGGCGTCGTCCCCGCTTCAGGGAATTGGATTGCACCAGGCTTAACCGGGGGAGCAATCGCTTCCGCCCTGGCAGGCATCCGGGTGGGCGCACCTTACGAGCTAGAGGACATCCACTATGGCAAGGCTCGTTCATTCCAGTACGGAGCCGTAACTGCTCTAGGAGGATCTCCCTTCCTCCCGAGTCAGACTAGAAGTTCTAACTGGGGTGCGGGGAATGCAACAGCAGGGCAGAAATTGTACATCACCAGGGCAATCCATCTGAGCAGCGCCCTCAATGCTGCTCCAGAGAACTCCATCAGAAGTCCACCAACGGCCGTTGTTGTTCCTGCCGTGATAGCCGAAGAGACCGACCTGCGGTATATCGAGCGCCTGCGGCGGTCGTACGTAGTGCAGGGCGATGTCTGATGACCGTGCAATCATTCTTCTACGGTCTGGTTTGGAATAAATACACACAAGGCTCAGCAATAGTTTTCCTAAGCGGTTATTTTGTTTCTCAAGCTGGATGGCCCTTGACTAAATTGTTAGGCAGGACAGGATGGGTGATAGCCAGGACAGGATGGGCTTGGGGTGGGGAAGTCGGCGCTAGCGGATATTTCGGACATCAAGCCCGGGCCATAGGTTCCCTGGCTAAGACCACCCCCGGACAGGTGGTCGTCGGCGCCGCCGTAGGATATGCAATAGGCCTCGGCACTGGTTACGTGATCTCGAAAGAACTCTATGGTGAGGAAGGAGCCGATCTCTTCCTCGATGTCATGACACCAGGGGGAGATGTCGGGATCATCAGCAAAGAAGCCGCCACAGAAGTGATTTTCCCGGCACTGGTCATGCAATCCGAAACGTACATTCAGCGCAAGGCTGATCTCACGCTCCAAGAAAGAATAGCCGAGGCTGCGTTTGAGGGGGCAATGGGTCCAGCGGGGATGGTCTACAATTTCTTCCGTGATTGAGGCGAAAGTCTAGGACTTTGGTGTGTATTCGTTCAGGGATTGCTGTTCTTTGGGTACGCGTACCGTGTTTCCGCACTCAGGGCAATACCATGTTCTACGTTCGAGAGAGAAAATCATCTTTGTATTGCAAGCCTTCTCAGCGATGAATCCTTTGGCGAGCATATCGGTATGCTCTAGCCAGGCCCGACAGATCGTCATTCATTCAACTCCCGTTCTTTCTTGTACTCATCAGTGAGCATGTAGATGACATATACAAGTCTGCACGTGCTACAATGACAAAGACATGCATCCTCTGGCTTGTCACTTCTGGTCTCGCAACAATTCTCCATTCAATCACCCCGAGCTTCTTTCTTTCCTTCTCGGATCATCTCATCCCAGCGCTGCCATTCCATCAACATCAGTTCAAGAGCTCGAGATCGATTATTCGCTGCGTGCAGACGTGCGTATTTGTCTATCATCGCCCAAGTTCCAATGGGTATGCGTGCACAGATATTGGTAAACGCTCCCTGGTTAGCCATCATGGCCCGGTTGCTTCTCCCTTTGCCCATGGAACGGCGACAGACTATCCCTATAATAATACTACTACACTAGATGCATACAGGGCAAGATTATGTATCCAATGGCTTCCATTGCTACGCTCATGGCACGTCGCCTGTCCGAAGGAGCGACGGGTTAGCGCCTTAGTCAGTGGGATGAGCGAACAGGTGTTCGGACAAGGGAGATAGGGCGCAGAATGGACGCAAGCGCCCATTTCCGCCCGAACAGTGTAGATTATACACTACCGGCTCCCGCGTACGCGCATGGCAACGAGTAAGACAGGTTCGTTTTGGCTGACTGAAGAAGTCGCCCTTAACACGATAGGAACCAACTACATGGGGACACTCGATCTCGGAGCCTACGTCGATGTCGGTGACCAGCAGGCCATTGCCGTCGAGAAGGTGGACTTCATCACCCAGGGGTACGATACCGCCAACGGTCACTACAACAACACCATTTCGGGAACGGTGACGGCTAATGCTGCCATTCAATTCCAACTCTCCGATCTAAACCCTGGAACTCAACTCATTGCAGCTAGTGACAACGCCTTGATTGCTTCTGGCACTCTTTCATGGGATGATTCAAACTACATTGAATCCAGTGCTGCTGACTTCTATCCTGACTCTTTCGGTAAGTTAGATGAGTCAAGAATGGTGGTGAACGACTCGTTGTATGTGGTCGCTGAAGCCACCACGACCTACGCTGCTGATCACGAGCTGCGAGTTACATGCAGAATCAAGTGCCGTATAGTCAAACTCTCGACGAAAGATTGGATGGCGATTGCGATCCAGAGTACCGCTAGTGACAATTGAGGTGGGCTAATGCCCAACTACTGTCCAAA